CCTTGTTCGGTATGGAGTATTCTCGTTATGAGAACGAGCATGCAGAAATTTTTGATCAAGAAACAAGTGACAGAGCTTTTGAAGAAGAAGTAATGTTAGTTGGCTTCGGTGAAGCTGCTGTAAAGCAAGAAGGGTCTGCTGTCCAAATGGATACAGCTCAAGAGAGTTTTACTAGTAGATACACTCATGAAACTATTGCCCTAGGTTTTAGTTTAACTGAGGAAGCAGTCGAAGACAATCTTTACGACACTTTATCTGCTCGTTACACTAGATCATTAGCACGTTCAATGGCTTACACAAAGCAAACAAAAGCAGCGAACATTTTAAACAATGCGTTCTCAACTGCTGGCGGTGACGGTGTTTCATTAGTAAACACAGCGCACCCAACTGCTTTAGGTGGAACTTTTTCGAACAGAAGTTCAACTGATGCTGACTTGAACGAAACCTCATTAGAGCAAGCAATGATTGATATTGCTGGATTTATTGATGAAAGAGGACTAAAAATTGCAATGCAGGGAAGAAAATTAATTATCCCAGTAAACATTCAATTTGTAGCAGATAGAATATTAGAATCTACCCTCAGAGTTGGTACTTCAGACAATGATATCAATGCATTAAGAAATATGGGTATGTTACCAGATGGTTATGTAATTAATCATTATTTAACTGACACTGATGCATATTTCATTAAGACTGATGCTCCTAATGGATTTAAACACTTCGTAAGAGCTGCCCTAACCACTGGTATGGAAGGCGATTTCGATACAGGAAACATGAGATACAAAGCACGTGAGAGATACAGCTTTGGATTTTCAGATCCTAGATGTGTATACGGATCACAAGGTTCATAAAATTTATTGGATCCTCCCAAGGAGAAAGGCGCTTGTAAGAGCGCCTTTTTTTATTTATACTACTTACAAGTATCCTAGATTAATTTAGTCATGCACACTGGCTAGGCAGACGTGTATAGAGACTGCATGACGAGGGCTATACAACCAAGGAGGCAATATGGCTAACCCACATTTTCAGAACATGATCCTATGGGCAGGTAACAATGAGGCTACCGAAGCAAAAAAGGATCAACCAATGTTCTTACCATATCCGTCAGATCAAACTTTCTACGGATATTTTAATGACTTTATGACGTACAATTCTGGTGATTGGACGATCACAACAACAGAAGCTGGTGGCGGTAGCGCTAGTGAAGAAATTATTTCTGGCGCAGGTGGTCAGTTAAGAATTTCAAACGATGATGCTGCAAGTGATTCAGACTTTTTACAATTAAAAGGTGAACCATTTAGATTAAGCACAAGCAAAAGAGCATACTTCTCAGCTAGATTTAAATGTAATGATGTAGATCAAAACGACTTTATCATGGGATTACAAATCACAGATACAACTCCATTAGATGTATCAGATGGCGTGTATTTCATAAGCGTAGATGGTTCTGCTGATTTACTTTTAAATGTTGAAAAAGATAACTCTGTGGATGCAACTACAGTTGCTACAATGGAAGATGATACTTTCATCACAGTAACATGGTTTGTAGATCCAGACAGAGCTGGTGTTTATTATTCAATTAATAATGCTACTCCAGTAAAAGTATCTACAGCAAAATTACCTGATGATGAAGATTTAACGATATCTTTTGGTATTCAAAATGGTGAAGCTGCTGGTAACACTTTGACTATCGATTATGTAAACATGATCGTAGAGAGATAGGAGTTAACAATGTTTGCTCTTAAAAATAAAGAACTAACCGCTAGTGGTCAGGTAACAACTAAAGTATCGGCAGGGACTAATACACTTAGTGCCCCAGCTAGAGTTGTTGGACTTAACATTAGATGTGGTGGTACTTTAGGCAAAGTTGATTTGATAGATAATGGTTCAGGTGGAACTGTTAAATTTACAATTCCTACTCCAGCTATAGGTGCAGGTGAGGATGAAATTTTACAAGTTACGTTTCCTGATCCAGGATTAAGATTTGAAACTGATCTGTTTGTATTCTTTAATCAAGCTACACATGTAGAAGTATTATATGGCTAGAAAAAGAGACAAGCAACCACCAAAAACAAAGAAGTATTTCCGCCCCACAAAAAAAGGGGCGGGAATGACTAAAGCTGGTGTAGCCAAATATAGAAGAGATAATCCAGGTTCTAAATTAAAAACAGCTGTAACAGGAAAAGTTAAGCCTGGGTCAAAAGACGCAAAGCGTCGTAAATCATTCTGTGCTAGAAGTGCAGGACAAATGAAAAAATTTCCTAAAGCAGCTAAAGATCCTAATTCAAGATTAAGACAAGCTAGAAGACGTTGGAAATGTTAAGATTAATCATAATATTACTATTTGTTACAACAAAAGTTTATAGTGAAACAAACACTGTAAGTAGCACAGTGGTAACAAACAATACTCCCCCTACGGCTAATTCACCCAGTGTTGTTGTAAATAATTCTGACGTTTGTAAGACGGCGGTGGCCGGGGCCGTGCAGACCCAGATCCTTGGAATTTCGTCGGGTATCACGGTGACTGATGAGAACTGTGAAAGAATAAAACTAGCAAGATCTTTGTATGCTGCAGGCATGAAAGTTGCATCGGTGAGTCTTCTATGTCAAGATCCACGCGTTTGGGACAGCATGGCTATGGCAGGCACCCCGTGCCCATACATGGGTTCTATCGGTGAAGATGCTGAAACAGGGTGGAAAGATAATATGGATATGATTCCAGAGGGTAGTGTAATCTATGCAAAATGGAATGATGAAATAAAACAAATAAAAATACAAGAAGGAGCTGATAGCGATGCGTCAAACCTTATCAAGTTTATTATTGCTGGCTTGGTTATGCATTCTGGTATCGTTATGTTCTTCCCTTAGAGCTGAGTGTCCAGTAACCGCTACAGGAGTTTGCACACCTGGAGTAGAAGAAACAATCGTAATAACAGAAACAGAGTCAATAGAATACGAAGCTGACGGTCATACCGTGACCACAACAACAACGACAGATACTACCACAGTTACAGTAACAAACGAAGACTCAGGCAATATACTTGATGGAGACAATGGTTTTGTACAGCCTAGGTATGAAGGTGATATGGACCAGGACTGGGGTGGGCAAGGTCCTGCAAACATGCCATCTGGAAACAATTGCTATGCATTAGGGTCAGACAAATGTGCTCAAATTACTGGATCAGGTAATTCCACATCGACAATGGGTGTATCAGGTATGGGCACTACTTTTATTCAAACAGTAGATATATCTGAACTAGATATCGAAAATGGAGGTAGAACTAATTATTCTATCAAAGTAGATAAAAGAGATTCAGAAGATCGTATCGTCATGCACATTACAGGAAAAAATGGAAATACAAGTGTATTTGCTGGCACAGACATATTATCAGAATCAGGTGTTACTAGTGGTTATCAAGAATATACAGGCGGTTTTGATTTTGCAGGAACAATTACAAAATTAACAATAGAAATTTCAGGACGTGATATCAACCTCGCAATTGGGCCGCTTTTTGATGATGTTAAAATAAACGTATTGTACAACGTTGTATCCACAATAGTGACACAATCAATTACATCTGTAGAAATGTGGGTTGCTTATGGAGGCAGCACAGAAACAGAAGTTATAGATATTGTAGAAAACATATTTGATCATAATGATGTCATAGTCCCAGAATCACCTGGAGATGATATGTTTTTTGAACCAGAGTTTGACGAGCCTGATATGGAGATATCTTATGAAATAGTAGAAATGGAAATGGAGATGCCAAGTTTTGATATGGATCTTCCTGAAGTAGAGGTTGAAATGCCTGAAATGGAAGTAGCTGTTGTAGAAATTGAAATGGAAATGGAGATGGAATTAGAGTTAGAAATGCCAGCACCAGAGCCAGAAATGACAGAAGAGATTGAAGTTGCTCCAGAACCAGATACAATGGAGTCAGAACCAGAAATGGAGGAGCCTGTAAATGAGCCAGAACCAGAACCAGAATCTCAACCCGAAGCTGAAGCTGAGCCAGAATCCGTGGATGAGTCTACTGAAGAAGATTCTACTGAAGCTGAAACTGATGCGCAAGAGGAGTCTGAGTCGGAAGAGAGCGTTCAAGAGACTGAGGCAGATGAGGAGCAACCAGAGGATATGGAAGAACCAGAAGATAAGGGTGAAGCCGAAGAGAAACCTGTAAAGAAACCAGAATCTAAAAAAGAAAAAGCTGCTAAAAAGATTGTAAAAAAGATGGGCGATAAAGGTAGATATGATTCAACAAATCAGTTAAAAACATTAATTGTGATGCAGGTATTGGGTGATACAAAAACCTTTTTTGACTCACAGAAACAATTAAATGATAGGCAAGGATTTTTTACAGATTACATGATACCTGACACACAAATAGAAAATAATAACATTGCCCAATATTATTTATTTATGGGTAGTGAGGGACTAATGAATGATATGATAAACAGTCAATGGCAGACGGATTCGGAGTAGCTATGGCAGAGATGGAGTTTGCGGGTCTCAAGTTTAAAGGTGGAAAAATATTCGTAGTGCTTACAGCTTTAACTACTTTAGGTGGTGGACTATGGGGAGGCTTTGAATTTTATAAAGACTACCTCAATATGAAAGAACAAATACAAAATTATGTAGCTCCAGACTTATCTGAGTTTGATAAAAACATTGCACTAACAAAAGAAGAAATGTCTAGTAAGACAGAACTTATTCAGACTGAGATTGAAATGTTAATGGGTGAAATGGAAATGATGATGTCGGAAATCCGCTTAGTTTCTGATGTGGCAAACGAGTTAAAGAATGATCTTCGCCAAGATGTAAGAAGAATTGAAAAAATTGTTAATGATGTTGAACAACAAACTAAAGAAGATTCTAGGGATAATGCAAAAGATTTAAAAGAAACTATAAATAGTGTAGAAGATGATATGAAAAAATTAGAAGAGAAAATAAAACTAGCACAAAAAGAACTAGAGGAAAAAATAGATAAAAGGATTAAAAGCGCATTAGAAAATCCTTTAGGAGGGTAAAATGAAATTATCAGATAATACTAGCGTAAGCATGCCTATGAGAAACCTTTTGAGCATTCTCGCCGCCGTTGGGATCGGAGTGTATAGTTATTTTGGGATTATTGAGCGCCTAAATAATATCGAGACACAAGGTAAGTTAATGCTAGCAGATGTTGAAAAGAACACAGAATTTAGAATTAAATGGCCTCGTGGTGAAATGGGTAATCTACCCGCCGATAGTCAGCAGGACATGCTCATTGAATTCATGGCAACGCAAATCGAGGCTATGCAAGAAGAAATGGAAGGCATGATGAGTAATACCGTAAATATAAAAAGAGCACAGCAGGATATTGAAAAATTAATTTTGGATACAGAGAAGCTCGAAGACAAAGTGAGGGCAAATGGAAGTCATTAGTGTAATTTTAATGTTTGTTTTTGGAAACATGAATGATCAAGAAAGTCAAATGACACAATATATTCCTATGGAGTCATTATCTAAATGTATGAAAGAAGTACGATTACTTAAAAAGAAAAATACAGGATATGACAAGGATGCTTTTTGCGGACCAGGAATTGTACATATAGAAGATGGTGAAGTTATAGCTTTATATAATGAAGTACCAGAAGGTGCGACGATGGTAAAAAAAGATATAGACAAAGCAGCTTTTGAAAGATGGGCACTTCGTGCAAAAGCGAAGTGGGATTAATGGACCCGGTAACTATAGCTTATATTTGTTTTGGTACCTTATGGGTTATGGGGGCTATTACTTATTTATAGATCATGGCGAAAACTCCAAGTAATGAATATTTTACTCCAGTAAAGAAAAGAACCAGTATAGGTAATTCAAGTAGGTCTAAACCAAAAAATAAACACAAAATAAAATCATGGAAAAAATACAACCGACAAGGGAAGAGATAATAGAAGATGTTAGGCTCTGGTCAAAACATTTTTTAGAAGTTCCTAATATTCATTTAGGAGGTTTTCCAGCATGTCCCTTTGCTAAAAAAGCATGGTTGGATAAAAAAGTTTGGGTAGAGGTAAAAACCAAAGGATCTACTTATAAAAAAGAATTAAATAAACATATAGATAATTTAGACTTTAATGTTAAAGAAATTTTAATATTCTGTGATCCCTATTATAGTTATTCTCCTGATGAGCTTCATTTAGCTACAGAAGACTACAATTATTGGCATAATAAAAATGATCTTTACTTTATGAGTTTTCATCCTTTAAATCCAGCAACTACCAAAGATCAAGAGTTTTTAGTCAACCCTCAAGGAGAGGCACCAAAGATTCCAAGTACCCTTAAATATTCTATGATGTTAGTACAAAAGTTCTCGCAATTACAGCAAGCTTCTGATAAATTACATAAACAAGGTTATTATAGGGAATGGCCTGACGAGTACTATCGAGACGTCGTAGTATCTCGTGCTATTAAATATAAAAAGATCAATGGAGGTCTATCATGATGGGTAAAAAGAAAACCGCAAAAATGCGTGGTGGTGGTGCAATTAACCAACACAAAAGAATGGCGATGGGTGAAAACATTACTAAAATGCGTGGTGGTGGAAAAGTTAAAAAAATGAATATGGGTGGTCGTACAGGCGACATGATGTATTCAAGAGGATATGGTGTTGATGAAAGATCAAAACGTATGCCTACTGAATTAATGACTGCACCAGGAATGAAAAAAGGTGGTAAAGTTAAAAAGAAAAAACAAGGTTACAAAGATCGTAAAGATGAATCTATTGCTATGAGAGTTAAAAAGAAAAGAACTAAAAAACAATTAAAAGCAAGCAGAGATGATTCTTACGGAAAGTTTGGAAGTAAGGCTCGCAAAAAAGGCAAGATCAATAGATAATGCCAACCTATGCTAGCACAGCTAACTTTGATCTTTCCATTGATGAAATAGTAGAAGAAGCTTTTGAACGATGCGGTTTACAAGATCGTACTGGTTACCAACTTAAAACCGCACGTCGTTCTTTAAATCTTCTTTTAGCTGAATGGTCTAATAGAGGACTTAATCTTTGGACAATACAAAAACAGACAGCAGCTCTTGCTGCTAATACTATTAGTTTAGCAGGAACTAATTTATATGGAGCAGGGGCTGATGATTCTTCTCAAATTGTAGAAATTACAGATGTGGTTATTCGTGATTCTGATAATAATGAATATTCATGTTCACCTATTAGTAGATCTACTTATTTAAATTATACAGTTAAAACTTCAGGTGGAAGACCTACACAATATTATTTTGAAAAAACTATTAATCCTACTTTATATTTATATCCGGCAGCGGACGTGGCTTATACAGTAGTTTATTATGCAATGTTAAGAATGAAAGATTCAGGGGATTATACTAATAATAATGAAGTACCATTTTCCTTCCTTCCTTGTTTAACAGCAGGTTTAGCCTATTATTTAGCTTTAAAATATGCACCAGATAGAACACAGGTTTTAAAAATAGTATACGAAGAAGAATTTAAAAGAGCGGCGGATACTAACAGAGGAAATGTGAGTTCTCATTTTGTACCTCATATAGGAGTAACAGGGGGTACTTACTAATGGGAAGATATTCACCTGGGAGATTTGCTTTACGTATTTCTGATCGTGACGGATTTGCATATCCTTATAATGAAATGGTTAAGGAATGGACAGGTGCGTGGGTTCATAGATCAGAATGGGAACCTAAATCTCCATTATTAAATCCTCGTAATCATCCAACAGATGCACAATCTTTACAACATGCTAAACCACAAGTAATAAGTGTCACTGTTCCTCTTGGAGGAATTTATATAAATGATGATCCCACTTCTACAAGTATGGTAGGCGGAGGTATCAATGGTGTTTCTCCAGCAATAGGGCAAAATAGTTTTGATACACAAATGCAAACTATTCAGCAATGGAATCCTATTCCTGCGCCGGGAGCCTATGAAACTGTACAAGTAAGAACAATGACACCTTTATCTGATTCCACTCAAGCTA